TGACTTACCAAGTGCATGTCCTGTGAAGTCATCAATAACCCTGTCAGCCATACTATTGTACACCATGTTCATCAATGCAACCTCCTTGTTTTTCTTGATAGCATTTAATTTTTCTACTACTGCAACACAGTCTATGACATTGTGCAAATCTTGCATAAAACACCAAGTTTCGTAGTTGCCAACGGCTAAATCCTTATTTAATTCCATATCTTATATATTACCTTGTAAAGTTCGTATTTTTAATTTAAAAAACAAAATATTTACCATAATTTTTTGCTTTGTTTTATCAATGCAAATTGCTTCGCATAACCCCACACTTCATTATTTGTACAATTTTCTGCAACTATACATACAATTCCGTTTTGCTTTTCCCAATACAAAAACCTAACTGGCTCAAATGTACCATCACCAAACATAGGTTCATAAAATACAAAATCTCCCCTCTGAAGTGCAGTGACCATTGCAAATTCTTGGTCACTACACCTTTGAATTTCTAACAAATTTTCTGAATTCATGACCACATTACTACACGAATACGAAAATCTCGTTTATTAAATTGACGAACACAATGTATATGACCAATATCAGCATGTAACTTAACAGTCCATTTGTCATTTCTTCCAAATTTTGCAATCAAAGTAGTATCCATTGCCATATACACCGTCACATCATATTTATTAATATCAAACGATTTAACAACATATGGTGCATCTTTTGCCAAGTAACCAATACGACCTATGATTTTTTGAGCTAACCTATAATCTAATTGAAAATCCATATCAAAAGTTATAATCGTAAAACTTGCGTGGCTTGGCATCAATACCACATTGCTTTAAATACTGCTTACTTAAACGAACCTCAAAGGTTTCATCTAATTCTGTGAATTCGTAAAATTGTCTCCATTGGTTTACACAATGTGCGGAGAAACCTCCTGTGACAAAATCCATTTTTTGTAGGTTTTCTGATGCAATAACCTTTTGCACTACAACTGTAGTTTTAGATTTTACTGCAACAATTTTTCCGACAGGGTCAATGTCTGACCAAAAATACCTGTTGATATACTTACCAACTAGGTCTTGAGTTGTTTGAAATGTATTTTTCATGATTCTTATATATTAACCTTGTAAATATACGATTAATATTTTGAATTTAAAAATTAAAATACAACAAACCAATAAAATATTTTTTATTACATACTACTGACTTACAAGGATTTTAACATTTCAATCAAACGAGGACATGGGTACACATCTGCCTTATCAGCACGAACCGAATTGTGGGTATAAACACCTGATTCATTTTTTAATGCTCTTTTAGTTACAGTCCAAATATCTTCATTGTAGGTCAAATCAATACCATACTTTTCATTCCACATAATCAACAACTCCTTTACTGATTCAATCTGTGCATCTGTGTACTTATGCCATAACTTATATCCTTTATATGGGGTTGCAAGTTCAGTCACTTCATCGGCTTTCATTTCTTCACCAACATAGTTATAAAACTTATCAGCCTTCTTAGTGATTGGACCATAATTGCAAATTTCAACACCAATTGATGTTTTGTCTAAATTTAAATAACCGCAACCATGTTGGGCAAAATGTTTTGATGCAAGTCCTAAATGAAATGCCCAAAATTGACTTCCGAAGCCTTGTACTATAGTACCATCTGTACTGATAGCAACACAAGTTGCCACCTTGTTAGCAACCTTATCCCAATACAAGAAGGTTTGCTCACCACTACCATTACCTGCCGTGTGGTGCAAATACACTTGCGTTTTTTTTACAACTTCTTGATTAAATGCCTTAAATGCTACTTGCTTAATTTTCATCGTTTTGATTTTTACTTGCCCCAAAATAAAATGATACAACCATTGTCACAATAGATGTCACTCCTCCTGCAATCGTAAAATAAATATCTTTTTGGTCCGTGGGAAAATCCCAAAAAATAATTGAAAATAAAATGGCATAACTCAACGCCAAAATCATGATAGCAACAATTGCCGTAGTGTTCGTTTTGAAATTTTTCATCCCTGTCCTTTTGATGGTTTACTTGATTTGTGTTTATTCATGTGCTTCGTATGTCTTCCTAACTTCTTCTTAAGTTTAACACGAAATATAACTGCGTTACTTTTTACTTTGTTTGCCATTACATTCCGTTTAATCTTAACATATTGTTCAAATTAACAGTGTCAATGTCTACAATACTAGTATCAATTCCAAATATCATCATTGTGTTGGCATACTTAGTAGCCTTGGCTTCAGCCTTCTTTACATCATTCTTTAACGCTTCCTTTTCTGCAACCTTTGATTCAACCATCTCGGCATTTATCCTTTGAGCCATTTTGGTAACTTCTCCTGCACTTTCTACATTTTTTGATACCCTAGATAGCAATTCATCTATTTGGTCAATCTGTGGACTTGTTGTAGCGTGTGCCATAGTAAACACATAACCTGTAACAAACATAGCCGTAAATACAATTAAAAGGTTCTTCATAGTTTTTTCATAGTTTGCATTATACGAATTTCAGTCATTGCACTTGCCAAACAAGAATCTGACTTTTTCAATGCATATGTCAATCGGTCAATTTTTACATCCAATGCTTCAATCTTTTGGTTCGCTTTGTCAATCTGTTCTTTATATCCTGAACGAAGGTCCATATACAAATAAGACACAGCCAACAACATGCAAAAAGAAACGGCAGCAATTGGGTTCTTCCGAAATTGGTCAAACGAAACGGGCAACGCATTGGGGGTTTTCTTGACGGAGGTCATTGCCTACAAAACGATTAAATGGTTATTTGTTCCACATTCTCCGCACCATAAATGGCTACCAATGCATCGTACACGGCATTCACCAACAACGATTCCGCTGGGATTGTTTCATACGCTACCACCGATAATTCAAGGTTTGAAAAAGTGGTGTTAAAATCTTGAATCCCTTGAATCGGGGCTTTGCCTTCTGCCAATGCTTGAACACTTGCAAAAACAAAGGTTGCAATTTGGGCGGGAATGTACGCAGGTTGACCCGTTGAAGGGTTTGGCTTTGTTTGACTTTTTACATCTGCGTAACCTTCTGCGATTACTACGATTGAACCCGATGGGATTGATAAACCGCTTGTAAGGTTTACGCTTGTATTGATTTGTATTGCTTTCATATATTTACAAAATTAGAATAAATCGTTCCAAGTGCTACCATTGTAGCAACATAGTTTGTTAGTTGTGGAATCGTAAACAACCAATCCCGCTGCGGGTGAAGCAATGGCATTGATTTGGGTTGTTGTCATTCGGGGTGGTAGGAAACCACGGGTTGTAGAACGAATGTCTAAAATTGCCGATGCCACTGCTGCTGAACCCGCACCTAAGCAAGTTGAGCCGCTTTGTTCGATATAATAACTAGTACCTGTCAAAACTCCTTGAGTAATTAAAAAACCCAAAGTAGTCATATTTGCATTAAAAACAGTAAATGTGCTAAAATCAACTCTTCCATCATCCGCAATTTTTAATGCTTGCGTACCCGCACTATTCTGCACCAAAAGCGATGTTGTGGCGGATGTTGAGCCACTGCCTTTTATGTGAGTTCTTGCAATTGGGGTATCTGTCCCTATTCCCGTACTACCATCATTTAAAATTGTCAATCGTTCCGTGCCACTATTTGTAAAAAATCTAAGTATATGACTACCTCCTACATAATTATATCGCAACCCATTTCCTCTGTCTAAAGTGTTTTGAGAGTCTATTTGTAAGGTCGATGCACCGATTTTTCCAACTACTTGTAATTGTTCATTTGGCGCATTTGTACCAAGTCCCAACCTTTTATTGGTGTTATCCCAAAACAAGTTTGTGGCATCACTTGCAAACGCACTTCCATTGCTGAACTGAATTGCACCCGCAACACCCGATGGTGGGGTTGACGGAATACCACCAACAGTACCCGTAAAGTTTACTCCTGTTGTACTAACCTGCATAGGTAAATCATTACCTAATCCATCTGACAAGGTCTTAAGACTTGCAGTCAAGTTACTATTATCACCAATTTTAATTAACGCATCATATGTGGTTGACGGCGTTAAACCTGTTAAACTTGTTCCCATTTTATGTATTCCAATTATCGTTTGTTATATCTTGCCATTGACTACCAATTAACTGCCATTCAATAATAGCAAAATTAGGTACTCTTGTAATATTACCAACACCCTGTGCCCACAAAGTTCCATTACAACATTTTTTGTCATAAGTATTTTTGCCTTTACAATAGCATCCCCTTTGGCTTCCTGCCTTTGGACTTACTCTACTTGGTGTTTCCCATTTTTTTTGCATAGTACAAAATTATTACTCCAATCAACCAACAAGCAACAAATAGCCATACCAACATTTCATTCAATATACTTTTTTTTTCATGGTACTCAATTACTGATGGCATCTCAATATTTTTTACAACTCTAATTGTATCACTTTTAATTTTTGTCTTAACAATAAATCTATCACGAATCTTGTATATCACAATTTGCGATTTATCATTATCAAGGACTATAGTATCTAATTCCTTAGCAACAAAAGTATCTAAGTGTACAAAACTGTCCGTAACAATTAAAGTATCAATCACTTTTACAATCTTCGGTTTTACAAGTGTAGGGTCTTTTTTCATTGCCTGTTTTAAATGCCAATTGGCACTACAACTTGTTAAACACAAAATCAATATGACTGATGCAATTCTCACTTAGTTTTTTTCTTACTTGATTTTACTTCAACAAAATCATCTTCTGCCTCCAACATAACACATGGTCCATCTATTATCTTATACACTAAATCTGACACCCATTGTGATTCAATGTCGTTTTCAGTTTTCCATACTCCAATGTGCAATGCTTCAGCATCACCATCAATAGGACTACCTGCAAACAATGGTATATTGTTTATTAACAAACCATCCTTACTAAAAGTAAAGTGATATTTCTTACGGTCAACTAGTTCACTTTTTAAATAGTGAACTATTACTTTGGTTTTTGGTGTTGCTTTCATTTTGTACTACTTTCATATAAAACTGTTTCAGCTTAACTACATTAGTGTCTTTAGGCTTATAAATCTGTTTCTTCATAAATTCCAATTTGTGTAATTAGTTGGATTGCTACTTGGGTATTCTCCACCATTTTGGTATGCAGTATATTCGGGAAACAATTGCACATTTAATGTAATCCAATCTATCAATCTTCTTCTGTAGGTTTCTGCAATATTACGGTATCTCTTCACAAGAGTATCAATTTCACCACCTGTAGGCACTACTGTATTTTCGGGGTTGTTTCTGATGATTCCTGCATTACTAACTTCATAACCATGGAACTGCATAAAATCTGCCATAGCATAGTGAATCAACATAGGTTGAACATAAGTAAAAACTAGAGTACTATAACTGCCTACTAAAGTACTATTTTGTACATCGGTTAAAATTTTACGATACAACACAGTACCTAATACAGTTTGAATTTCAATGTCTTGTGCTACCTTAACAAAAGGACTTATGTGGTCAACATCTACATTACCCTTGATTTGGGTAAACTTATAGATATCTTCTTTAGTAACTAATAAAACTACATCATTTGCTTGCATAACATTACTTTTTTAATCCTCCTTTATTGGGCATGTCAATCGGTTTGGTTGTTGCTTCTTGCCAATTTGGTGGGTCAAAGGGTACACCTTTAGAATCTGCAGTACTATTTGGAACATCTATGTAATTATCCATATCACGAACATCTGTTCCTTTTTCATTGGGTTCTAAGGGCAATACTTTTTGTCCTTTACCTTCTTGATACTTTCTTCTATATGTAACTCTTTCCCAAGCATGATGGCAATTTACACCACCTTTAAAACGAAATATGCTATATGTACTTTTACCTTTTGGTGCGAATTGTCCGTTAACACCACTTAAACTCATCTCGTCAATATCTTCTCTGCGATAAACAATACCTGACTTGGTTTCTGCAACCATCTGTACACAAAAATTCCTACTCTTATCACTAACTGAATCGGGTCCGTACCTATAACGAATTTTGTAGATACCTTTATCATCTGCACTTTTTAAGTCGGGGTCAGCATAATCACCTAAATCAGAAAATCTAAATCTCTTTTGAAATTCTTCATAGTTAACTGATTGAACATCAATGATTTCCCATTCATCACTGTTAATTCTTTCTCCTTTTGATTGCAAATGTTGTAACCAGAAATGCTCATCATTTTCAGTCATATCAATAGCAATAGCATGCTTATTCAATGACAATGCAACACCACTTTCCTTTTCTTTCGTAGTTTCATCAACAACATTATTACCATAATCAACAAACTCTAATGGCTTCAATGTCTTAAAGTAAATCTCAACTTGATGACCATTGGCAATTAACACCTTATTAAATGCTTCAACCATCATTTGCTGAAAAGGTCTAACAACGATATTTTCA